CGCGTGTTTTTATGGGTGCACCTTTGCACCATTTGCTCGCTACAATTGTGTTGTTTAATAAGCAGAATGATCAACTTATGGACACACGTGGTCAACACCCAATTACCATAGGGATTCAGATTCCAGGTCCTGAGTTTGTCAGGGCTGTTACAAATCTTGGTGATAAGTTGAACGACGGAGATGTATCTGGTTGTGATTTGACTTTTAAGCTTCAAATTGCTGAAAGTATTAGGAACATAAGGGCTAGTTTTTTACCTGAAAAATATCGACCAGCAGTAGATCATTGTTATAATACAGTTTATGCTGGTGTTTGTGCCGCTATTGGCGCGCTTTATCGATTATTTGGGAATAAATCTGGCTGGCTTAATACAGGGCACGATAATTCTTTATATGTTTGGCTTTGCTTGATTATTTCTTGCTTAGCTTTACATCCATACATGGATCCTGACGACGTCGCTAAATATCTTGTTAATAGCGACGATATATTAAATGGTCAAAAATTCGGTCTTTTCAAAGATCAGTGTGACTTTTTGCGTCAGTATAATTTTGATCTTCAAGCTGATGATTGGACTCCACGGAGCAACCGAGAGGTAGTATTTTTGTCCCACTACCTCCGAGAAAGAACCGTAATTGGTTTTGGGACTTTTGTTTTGGCAGCTGGCAATGTGCAAAAAATTAAGAGCAGTGTTAATTGGATTAAGAAATCAAAAACACTTACTTATAATGAATCTTGTGTAGCTCATTTGTTAGGTTTGCGATTATGTGCGTTCCCTTGGCCTGAAGTATTTGAGGAGATTGATAAATTGTTGTCATTATTCCTCAAAACTGTGGTCTTAACTCCTTTTATGAAGATGGCGTTAGGCGCCCGCCTCACTGAGAGGGAACTTGCTTATTTGCATACTAGAAAAGAAGGTTTTCAGGGTGGACTTTTCCCCGCTTTTTTTACCTTGTTTTCGGATACTTTTAAAACGGTCTTCGGAGAAAAAGATATCTGCCGTTTTAAAAAATCACATATTGTCTCACGAGATTATCAATCTATGAATGCAGCAACAGCCATTGCCGGCGCAGTCGGTGCAGCCGCGACCGAGCGCGTTATATCAGCGATTGAACGCAAAGTTACGAAGAAAACCAAGAAGGGCAAACGTAACATGGGCCAACGTGCAAACTTTATTGGACCATACTCGCAAAAGCGAACAGCCAGGGGGAATAAGAAGAGAATTGGCTCGAGAGCGGCAAATACCAAAGTAGATGGAAGGAGTATTCCTGCTGTAATTAGTTCTAAATCGAATAACTATCGTGTTTTTCATTCAGAATCTAAAATCAGTAGGAAAACTTCTAATAAGTACGGAGGAATCTCCACGTCTGATGGTGTCCTTTGTAGGGGCCGATGTTTGCTC